AAATTTAATCCTTTTACTTGCATACCGTGAACTAATATACCGCTGTAGTCACCGTCTAAAACAACAACATTACTACCATCTGTTAAGGTAGCAACTGGCTTTATTGTATGATCTCCATCAGCATCTTGATAATAGTGAAGTGGATTTGATGTTTTACCTAAGGTGGGGTATAGTCTATGTTTTATACCAGAGTTATCTGTAAAAGAAATTTTAGTGTAGTTAACATAGTCTTGAGGAAGTTTCATTGTTAGCGAAGGTGGTAACAATATTTCTTGTGATTTTATAGATTTTAAAGTATCAAAAGATAATTCAGCTAAAGCTCTTTGAGCGTGAAAAGCTACATCGGTTTTATTAGCTTTAGTTATTATCTTGTCTTCACCAGTATAAACTATCATAAACTGGTTTATCAACTGTTCTAACGAAACAAATTGATAATTACCATAATCGTTATCATTGTAGTAATTTATATTTGTAACACCGTCTAATAATCCCATATTTTATTGTTTTTCTTGTTGAATATTTTTTATGTCTTCTCTTGATGCTATAGCTAAAAGCCCAGGGTCTTTCATTGCTATTGCTGCTAGTTGTAATATTTTTATAACTAGTTTAGTTTCTTCTGATGGATGTAATTCAAAATCAGTACCGTTACCACTGTAAACTAAATTGCCATTAGCATTTATACCGTTCCACTGTACGGTACTAGGTTTTTTAATATAACTTACAAATAAGTTTGGTAGTGGAAGTTCGTTTGTACCTCTTTTAGTAGGATAAGGCGTTACTTTTATATTGTGCCTAACATTAGGTGTTAAACCGCCAGTTGTATATCTATACCAAACAGGATGTGTTTTTGAAGGTTTTAGTATTAAAGAATTAGCGTGCATTATAAAATCTTCTGCTTCTACTTCTGTAGCTCTAACTCTTGTTGTAGAAAGTGGATCAATAAGTTCTTCTGTATCATTTGGACTATAGTCTACAGATACTTCTGTTATTCTATATATATAGTCGTTAAATGCATCTGTTAAATCGTAATCACCAAAATCATTTACTTGTGTAAAGTTTGGAGTTCTAACATAGTGATGAAATACATTTATTTTTTCTCTTATAATATCTACAGAATCTGCGTGTGTATCAGTACTACTACCGGGTGCTCGTTTAAATAATTTTAAATCATGAAAGTATTGCTCAAAAATATCCATCTGAGCTTGATTAGCAAATAAATTAAACTTTACTGGAGGTATATAACCTCTTTGCTCTTTGTTAGCTAAAGCTAAAACTCTTTGATATACAGTATCTATACTTACCATTTATTTACTTTTTTTATAAGGAAAAACCTTATTTAATATTTGTTTTCTTTTCTCACAACCACACCCACCACCTGTTATTGTATGTACAAATTTCTTTACACCTGTTGCAGTTGTTATTTTTTCTATTGTATCGCCTAAGCCTTTTGATTCCATATTATAATTGTAGTTGTAATCGCCCCGTAGGGCGATCACCTCTACAGCTTGATTATTTTAATCTTTTTTGTATATTTGCATATATTTCCATACCTTCATCGGTTTTAAACCAATGCGCTAAAGCAGTGTATGGGTGCTCGTCAAAAGGAACAGTCATTAATTTTCTACCATTGTTACTCCAATTAAAGTTTCTTTGATCTTCTGATAATGTTATAATACCAAGCTCAGTTGCTTTAATACCAAAGTTTCTAAGCTGTACATTATCGTCAGCAGCTAACTCTAAGAACAAAATAGGGTTGTTTCGAGCAAACAGTAACAAATCTCTTTTAAGCTCCTTAGAACTCAAATTAGATACGCCAGAGCCGTTTTCTACACGCAAAATTGCTTCTGCCATATCAACATCTAGTTCTCTAGCTAAAACTATTGCATCTGCCTCTAGTTCTAATCTGTCTACTTGTTTAGCAGCTACTTCAGCAGGCTTGTGTTCAAAGAAAATTTTATCTCTATCAGGATGGTATATTGATAAAAACTTTTGTAAAATTGTTTTTTCTTTTTCTACATATAAAACTCCGTTTCTAAAAATAATATGTGACATTCTTTGATCTCCTCTCATTTCATCTACAAATGGAGTTGTTTGGTTTTCACAATATTTAATTTCTCTTTCGTAACCTTTTTCTTCATCAAACCAATATAAGTCAGTTGACTTTATTATTCTTGATAAAGGTTTTGATCTTCCTTTTAAATAATAAAATCTATTTTTTACTTCCCACTCAGGTTTTTTTGGTTCAACCTTTTTAGCTTTTGGTGTTTCAACAACTGGTGTTTCAACAACTGGTACTTCTACCGTTTCTTTTTTTGTTTCTTGTTTTTTTGCCATAATATAATATATAATAAAATTAATAAAATAAAGCCGAGGCCGAAGCCTCGACTTTTAATATAAGTGCTTACTGTAATAACATAAAGTTGTTAGCACCTTGAGTAATTAAACATCTTTCAGTTAACATGTGGATTTGCATCGCGTCTAAAGCAGATGTAGCAGCACCAACAGAACCAGTAACCCAAGTTTTCATTCTTCGGTCATCAGTTTGTGAAGCTCTATATCTAACGTGTAAGAAAGGACGTCTTATGCTTTGTCCAACAGTTTGGTCATAAACTGAAGAAGTACCAGCAGGAATAAACACCCCTCTAACGGCGTTGCTACCAGCGATTTCGTTAATACCACCTCTTGTAGCTAAATCATTTAAGTATCTAAAGTCAGATTTGTAGAAGTCATAAGAACCTCTTCGGAAACCAGAGAAACCTAAATTAAGTGCCATATCTTCAGAGTTGTTAAATACACCGTAAGAAGTACCATGTTCTCCGTAAGAGTTCATTGAAGCTAACATATCATCTATTGCAAGAGAAGTACCTCTATTACAGAACAACATGTATTCTTCAATAGCACCTTGCTTATCAAACTCAGCAAGTATTGTGTCAAACTCTGCTAAGTCGCCAGTTGAAGTAACACCATTAATACCAGAACTAACGTTACCTCTGTTTGTAATAGCAGCAAATAAACCTTCAGTACCTGTTCTAACGTCACCGTCAGCAGCGAAAGCATCTTCAGTTAAATCTTCTGCAGTTACTAAACCAGAAACAGCTCCAGCATCAGCAATACCTCCAGTTTCACCTTCAATCATTGCCATTTCAATGTAGTCAACGAAACGAGCTCTTGTGTCAGCTTCAGCTTTTAAGTACCATAAGTAACCAGAAGCACCCATTTCAGAAGAAACTTCTACCCAACCAATTCTAGAAGCATCAGAACCTGAAACCTCGTAGTAATCTTTCATAATAATCGGCTTGTTAGTAAAAGATTTAAAAGTTGGATCATTTTTTCTTCTTGAGTTAACAGTTGCTGTAGCAGTAGCTATATCAGTATCTAAAGAGTAAGCAACTCCTTTTTGAAACTCAGAACCGTAAACTAGTATTCTTAAAGTACCAGCAGTAGTATCAGTAATACCAGCAGTATTTAAAGAAGCTGTACCATAAGGAGCTACCGCGATAGTTGCACTTGCTGCAGGAGCGTCTACAACTAAAGCTTTTACAACGCCTTGTGAGTTAGCTACAATAACCGTATCGTTAACTCTAATACCATGAGTAGTAGTTAAAGCGTTACCGTCAATATCAGCTGTAATGTTTATAGTACCACCAGAAACAACGTCACCACCTGTAGCGTTTGCTAGTGTACCTCTATAAGATAAATGTAATCTACCTTGTTCAGACCATACTACTTGATCAGCAGTCATAGCCTCTTCTGCACCAACTTGAGAAAGGAAACCAGAAATTGTTCTAGGTCCAAAAACCTCAGCTTCTTTTTCCATTAAGTCCGGCACGTATTGCTGTGCCCAACCTTGATCTGCAGTTGATGCAAGATCTAAATAGTTTGTTGATAATGCTTGCTGTTGTGCAGCAGGCGTACTATTCAACAAACCTCCATTTGTAATTGCCATAATTTTGTAATTTTAATTTGTTATTTTTTGTTTTTAATTTTAAATTTGAAGTCATTTGAATTATCACCTAACACTTTTACTTTTATACCGCCTGTATTAATCTGACTGTTAAACTCTTGTCTTGGATCCATACTAACGTTTTTAGATTTAGCAATGCTGTCTTTTAAAGCATCGGCTTTACCTTGTTCATAAAAATGTTTTGCAATAGCATCAGCGTTCATGGCTGTAAACAAAGATTTGTGATAACCTTTGGTATCCTCCATTTCATTATTTTTATTTAAGAACTTCTTAACAAAATTATTAATGTCACTTTGAGTTTCTTTAACAGAACTAGTATCTTTTACATTATATCTAAATCTTTTGTCTCCAACGTTATATTCAAAACCTTTGAATTCTTTGTTAAACAATTGATTAGTTTTATTTAAAAAAGTACGAGTTTGTTTTTCAGCTATTTTTTGCTGTTCTTTTGACTCTTTGTTGTACCTGTTGAAAAAGTCAATGGCTTTTTGTTGATCATTTGTCAACTTGTTACCATATTGTATTTCTTCATAGTACTTGGTTTTTGCACCTTCTAAGTGCGACTTTGCTTGAGCAACTTGCTCCTTCAAAGCTAGTTTTTTTCTTTTTATATCTATATCTTCGTCTACATCTTGATCAAAAGAAAAAGCGTCTTCCATCATAAAGTCTATTTCTTCTGAATTAAGATGTGGTTTTGTTTGTTTGTAAAATTCTCTTAATAACGATAAGTTATCTAATTGAGAATAATCTTGATTTAATCTAACATAGTCTTCTAAACTACCTCCAGTTTCATTCATAAAGTTTACAAGCTTTTCTATATTTTCTGGAAGTGGTTTGCCTGTTTCTTGCGCTTCAGCTACAGCTTCTTCTACTTCTTCAACAAGTTCTTTTACTTCTTCTTTTACTTCTTCTTCTGCTTTTATCTCCTCAACAACGGGTGTTTCTTCATTTTGAATCTCGTTGGTGCTTTCTCCGGTAGGTTCTTCATTTTTTGTTTCGACGTTTTCTTCGAGTACCTTTTCGCTAGTTTCGGATTCGTTGCGTACAGGAACCTCATCTGTGCTTTGCTCTGGAACGGCATCTGTTTCTGGTTTTTTAGTTAAATCTACTTTAGTGATGTTATCACTACTTTGTTTTTTATTTTTACTAAGATCTACCTTAGTAACATTATCTGTTTCTTTTTTCTTTTTTGCCATAATATAATATAATAATAATTAATAATTTTTATCTAGGTCCAAACTGAGACATATCACCTATTGATTCTCTTCCTAGTATATCATTACCTGCGGATTCAAATTGTTTAGCTGATTGATTGCCTTTTCTTTGTTCTATTAATTCGGATTGTTGACTAGCTTGTATTCTAGTTCTTTCGTCTTTACGATCTTCTTTTTGTTTTTCTCTTAATCTTAAGTTTTCAGTTTCAAGACCTTTTAGTCTCATGTTAAACTCAAATTCTAACGCCATAAGTTGTTGTTTTGCTTGTATCTCTTGTTGCATTTTTTGCAACTCTAGCTGTGCTTTTAGTTGTTCTAATTGTGCATCAGATTGAGCTAGCGCTTGTTGCTTTTGCACTTCCATTTGTGCTGCTGCTTGTTGTTGCTGTGCGTTAGCTTGAGCTTGAGCTTGTATGTTTTGTTGCTTTATTAACTGATCTTCTTCCATCTTCTTGCTTCTACGTATTTTTAAAACTTGATTAGCTAACTTAACATTATTTATTTCTCTTACGTCTATAGCATCTTCCAAATCTATAGTTTGTTGCTGTAGAGACATTTGTATATTATTTTCAAGCATCGCTTTTTCCTCTTCGTCTGGCATTAGTTCTATAAATATACCAAAATCATACAAGTGTAATTCAGACATTTCGTCGAGAGTAGCTACATTATGTACGCCTATACTTTGTATAAACGCATCTCTTGTTGGTGAATATTCTATAACATCAGATATTCTAAGTGATAATTGCTCTGCAACTTCTGCTGTTAAAAATAAACCAGAGTCTAATATATGTCTTGTAGCTGTATTACTATTAGCAGCTGCTATTTTTTGTATACCAACTAAAGCTCTATCATCTGGCATACTACCATCTCTAGCTTCGTTTAATCCGGTTACGTCTCTTATCATTTGTAAGTAATAATTATAATTACCTATAAGAGCTTGCATTTTATTACCACCACTACCACTAGTTATTTCTTGTATTGGTACTTTGCCAGGATTCATGTCGCCATCAGAAGTAAAACTTCTACCTATAACACTACCAGTTTGAAAAAACATGTTTAAAGCTTCTTGTGGATTATAGTTTGTACCATTACCTAAATCTACTTCAGCAAGTCCGTCTGCGTCTAAATAAACACCATCAGGTACCATACGCGACATTACTTGCTGTAGTTTTAAATGTGTAAGCTGGATCATATCAGCAAACCCAGTAATTCTTTTAACTAAAGAATCTATATTTCCTTTATACATACGCGGAGCTACTATACTATAATTCATTTTAACTTTAGTATAATCACTTTTAGGCCTCATCATGTTTTTAGCCATTTCCCATTGTAGTAGTTTATTAGTACCAACAACCATAGCGCCTTCATATAAAACTTCTATAACTCTATCTAGTCTTGAAAAACCACCTTCCATATCTTGAGGTGGATTAAACTGATCATCTTTTTCTATAGCTTTGTTACCACCACTATTTGTTTCTTTTATTTTATAAACTTCGTTCATATACGTTTTATAATTAAAATATAAAACTTGTACTTTGTTATTATCAAACTCATCGTAACTACTAGCGTTTTTATAAGAGTTGTTAGTATACAAAGATCTAGACTGTATTATTTCTTCTAAGTCTGATTGTTCTAAGTGTGGAAATTGTTTGGCTAACTCATTAATAGGTATTGTTTTTATTTCGCCAACATAATAGATATCTTCAAAATAAGGTGATTCAGTATAAGAATAAACTAAATCAGCTGGGTCAACATAATCTATAGTAGCACCGTTAGACGTGTTAAAATTAGTTTTAACAGCACCAATACCTAATACGGTTATATCTCTATAAAATCTTTTTTTAATTAAATCATATCTATTACCATCCATTAAAACATTTATAGCTTGCTCTTCTGCTATTTCTACAGCTTGTTTATAAGAAAGCTGCATATGTAGTTCTAATTCTTCTTGTGTTTCTGGTAACTCAACTGGATCATTTTCATAAAGATTTATACCAAACTTTTCTTGAACAAAGTCGTTCATTTCTCTAGTATTCATATCATCAACAATAGATTGCATGTATTGAGTTCTTTTTTCAACACCGTAAGGATCTTGAGAATATGCTTTTATATTATACGTTCTGTCTGATATACCATTAACAACTATATCTACAAATTTAGGTACTATAGGCACAGGAGTCCAGTCAAGATTTAAGTAGCTTAAGTCACCATTTATAGACAACTCATCTTTATATTTTTGTATTGATTGATTACCTTCAGCATATAATCTTAATCTATGAAAATCGTTATAATGCTTATGATATCTATTAATACCAGTGTCTTTATTAAACCACTCGTGTTCTATAGCTTTAGCAACTTTTAATCCATAGTCATAGCTGATTTTTTCTGCATCACTTACAACTTGACTCGGGAAATAATTGTTAATATACTCTGCCATCTGTTATTTTATTATTTTAGATGTATTACCAGTATTAGTATACTTAGCAATACTTATGTTTAATTTGTCTCTTTCAATTTTAGCGTTTGGTCTATATAAATTTCTATTACAAGCCATAACAGCTAATCCAGAACTTATTGTTGCATCAAACTTAGTTCTTTTATTTATATCAAACCTAGCCCAGTCATTTAACGTTTTATTAAAATATATATTACCATAAACGCCATCTTGTAAATGACCAACGTGTTGTTGTATATACATCTCAATAGCAGCAGCGTGTGCTTGTTTAATATCTTCGCTAGAGTTTGGTATACCACCTATTTCTTTTTCTGTAGTTGATAGTTTATTCCAAAGTCTATCAGGTCTGTTCATACTAAATCCTCTGTAACCTCTACGTCTTAAATGATATAATAATCTAGGTTTATTGTTCTCTGCTAATAACGGCATACCATAAAATATTAACGCCATTAGTACGTCTTCAAAAAATATTTCAGCAGTTTGTGGTCTAGCTATATATTCTAAGAAAAAATGATTAGGTGGCGCGTCTTCCATGCTAAACTTAGTTAAACCGTGCAAAGCGCCGTTAGAGCCTTTACCATCTACAGTTCCAGATATATCATAACTATCACAACCAAAAGCACCCATGTGCTCGTTACCAGGATATTTAATACCGTTTTTAATAACTATTTTATTTTGCAAATGAGCTGGCGGAAACCAGCTTACATTAAATCTACCTTTTGGATCTGGATAAAATATAACTTGTGTATCTTTTATTCCATTAACCCACTGAAAATTACCAACATTTACATTACCTTGTGAGCCAATACCTTCGTTATAATCTATCTGCTCGTATATTTTTACTAAGTTAAATATACTGTTTTTTGCTTCATCTCTAAACGCGTGCTCTTCAGTTCTTGGAAATTGCCTGTAAAACTCGTTTAAACCATCTTGATCATTTTTTAAACCTTCTGCTTCGTTATTCCAATGATCTATTATACCATAATCTATTAACTCGCCATCTGGCCCGAAGACATCATGATCAGGCATATGATAGACTGGTTGTCCGTATTCATCAAGAAATCCTTCATAGTTCCATTCCATTGGGACAAAAAGAGAATATAAACCAGACTTTGTTTGTCCATTACGGTTTCTTTTTGTAACGTCTGAATCATAGTATAATTTTTTAAAGTTATCACCTCCTTTGTCTAAAGCGTTACTAGTTGAACCCATCATACACTTACCTATAACTCTACTACCAAGCCTAAGACAAGTTTTAGTTACTCTCCAGTTGTTTAATATGTTATCAGGTCTTTCCCATTTACCACTTTCATCGTGTACTAATAAAGCTAGCTTTTCACCATCATAACTATTATCACCAGTATTTTTCCAGTCAATAGTAGTATCAAGTCCAACCAAGTCTTCCTGCTTTTCGTTCGCAACAATTTTTTTACGCGTAAACTTACTCGCAGGAACACGATAAGCAAGTTCAGATTTAGGCCTGTCCATACCGTCTTGTATCGGTTTAAAAAAGAAAGGATAATTAACCGATATCGGAACAACTTTGTCTGTAAACATTTTTTTAGCATCTGCACCACTTTTTGATAATATACCATATCTACTATCACTCGATATTGTAGCTAAATTAACTGTTTCTGCTGAAGACATAAAA